ATGGGAATTGCGGGGCGGCTACGGCTGGGATGTCGGGGTGCGTGCACCAACGCAGGCTCAAGCGATTACTGCTGCTGCCCTACACGCGCATTCTGTCGTCGCCCGAGCCGCCACCATGGGAGGCAGCGATGATTGAGGTGAGGCAGGACGACATAGACTGTTTTGATGAGGTCTATGGCAACATGGAGACGCATCTAGCGGACTTCGACGTGAACGAGTTGAAGATGGCCTTCGCACGATGTCGCCAGCAAGCCGAGGATGCGATGCGGGAGCGTGTAGACGACCTGAGATTGGCGGCGAAGCGTGTTGATCGAAAATATGGCCACTACGAGGACGGCGAACCTTGCGATTGGTCGGAGTGGCAGGATTTGCGCACCGCCATCCGCGGCATCGACGCCGGTGGGGAGGATCAGGCGGATCCTTCAGGATAACTGAAGCTATCCGCCAACCCCTCGACCCAATCCAGATACTGATATGCCACCACCTGCTGGGTGAACGTTGGGCTGACCTTCTTGGAGGTGCCGCCCGCGTCCACCCAAACGGACCACTGGCCGTCATGCAGTTTGACATAAGCCCGACCGCCTGCCGGGATCTCCGGCGGTAGCTTGCCTAGCAGGCGGTCCAGCTTGCTCACTTGATACCCAAGACCTTCAGCAGCAGCGAGCCGATCGTTTCGGCTTTCTTGCTGACGGTCGAATTGAACACGTCCTGCACGAACGCGCGGCCGATGTCCTCGACCTCCTTCAGGCCCTTGGTGATGCCACCAGCCTTGAGGGCATCAACCAGCAGCGGCAGTGTGTTGACGACAACCGCTTCGAACTTCTCGGGACCGCTGAGCGTGCTGCTGGTGAGCGCTTTGATGTCCGCAGCTACCGCAGCGCCGACTTCGGTGTTCTTGAGGGCTGCAATGGCCTTCTGCGCGTCCGTCAGCTCGATGACGACGGCGATGTTCTTCTTGCTGAAGATGCCTGCGATTTTCTTGAAGATGCTCATGCTCTTTACTCCTTGGGTGTCGTGACGTTGATATCGCCGCTGTCGGTAGATGCGGCTGGTGCGCGCTGCGTCGGAATGCGCAAGATGCCAATCAAGCCGCCGGTGATGGTGCCCAGACCGAAGACTTCAGCTTTGCCTAGCAACTCCGGCACCATAGCCGCAGCGATGATTGCAATGGCGAACACTAGGGCCAGTGTGAACAGGGTGGCCAGATAGGCGATAAGCTGTTCGTGGGCGCTCATGATCGATACACAGCTGCTTCAGCCGCACGGCGCCGCGTCAGGCCCGCCAGCACCTTGCCACTGGCCTTGTTCCAACGGGCAAACTCAGCGGCAGCACCGGCGTAGTCCCCAGCCTTGTGCTTCTTGATGAGCGTGGACGATGCGAGCGCACCTGTCCCAATATTGTACGCCATTGAGATAAGCGCGCCGCGCTGACTGTCCGTTGCAGGAGCGCCGCCAAGCGCCTTCACTACCCCCGCCTCATAACCCACCAGATCAGTCGCTAGACGCCCGTCAGCTTGCGCCTGCGTCCATACCACGCCGCGGCGGATGCCGGGACCGGTTGCGCCCCAACCGATGGTCCAGGGATCGCCGCCACTGCCGGGGTCGGGATAAGCCTTCAGGCGGCAACCTTCGAAGTTCTTGATAAGCTCAGCGGCTATCTTGATCGCGCTCACGGCTTCCCCTTCTGCGCCTGCCACAGACGCCCTTGTTCGACGGCCAGCTTGTTGTTGCGCGCATGCTTACGATCGCGCCACGTGCGGCCGACGAGGAACATGATGGCGCCGACAGTCAGCAGCGTGACGGCCCAGCCCTCGAATGGATTGTTGTTCTTGTAGAGGATGACAGGCACGGTCAGAAATGATCCTGTCCCCATCATGCCAAGACCGTAGCGCTCGGTCACGTTCGCCATCTCGCGGAACTGTGCCAGCTTGTAGATCACCACGACGGTCAGCACGACACGGCCTATCGTGTTTACGATGTCGAAGACGCTCATGCCTCGTCCTTCCCGCCAAAGAATGCTTTGGCCTTCTGGATGGCGAAAGGCATCAGGATGTTCCAGCCGGTGCCGCCGATGTAGACCACCGCGTTCGTGCCGCGGATGTCGTCGGGCATGATGCCGAATTTAGATGCGGCCCACGGCATGAAGAACACTGCAAAGCCGAACCCTGAGAAGAGCGTGAAGCCGATGTCGGCCCAGGTCATTTCCTTATACTTCATCTGTGCCAAAGCAGTGATAGCGCCCGCCATGGCTGACATCACCAGCCACACATGGCGCATATCCTGCTGCTCAATCATCACTGCGCCTCATACGACGAAACTGCCGAAGAACGCTGGCAGGAAGCCCTGCCCAGAACACGAAACCTATCGCGCAAACCAGACATACGATCGGCAATTCCATCACCCCCGACTACGAACAGGACCGCAATCTGGACGACAAGGCACGCGTCAAGAACAGTCTCATATTCAACATACTGGAAACCATTGAGCCAAGCCAACGCATGCATGAACAAGGTGGCAAGATAGACGGTCCAGATCATCGGCGACCACCATATACTACGACCCGCCCATGCCACAACAACAAGACTCAATAGGTCTGCCAATGCCCACATATCTTCATGACTGGCAGGCAAGCCCCACACCTTCAGGATGTGCGCGGGCGAAAGCGGGTTATAAATCCACGGCATTGCGAACAACAACCAGTTCGCGGCAATGACTGCCGCGCACAGCTTGGCAAACCGGCGCTCCTCATAGGCATGTGCCGCCACCACTAGGGCGACGGCACACAGCAGGCCGAATGTGACCAGCTTCAGCATCTATCAGCCGCCGGGAGGAGGCGGGTTCTTGACGCCGCCACCGCCGCTGCCGGCGTCAGGGGTGGGCGTACCGGTGCCCGGACCCGTGCGCGGCGGCACAGTATCGTCCAGCGTCTGCGCCTCCTGATCGTCGTGATCGTGGCCCTTGTGTGGTTTCTTGTCGCTCATGTCGCATTGCTCCTGTGGTGCGATGAGGCATATTAATAGCTGGATCATGATATGAGTGCTAGCGCCGAAAATACCGCATTACACCACCGCCTTTACGGTGCCGTCTGTCATTCGGTATATGGAACCTTTAACCAGACCAGCTGCAACCGCTGCCGCGTTGTCAGCAAAAGGTCCAGCCGCAATCAGTTTGCGCGCTTCGATAAAACCAACATCGATTTCGCCCGTGCCACTGTTTATGCCGCGCATAAATAGGGCAGTATCCCCGTCACCTTGGCCAATGCCGATGCGATAGCCGGTATAACGAGGACCGAAGTAGGCCGGGAGATTTCCATTCGATACTTCCAGGCCGGTTGACGGGTTGAGCGCCGCGCTGGACGCCATGCCCGCCAGCGTGGCGCGCAGCGAACGCACCCCGGCCTCACCTTGTGACCCAGAAAAGTGAATACCCGTACATCCCGCAGCCAACTGCCACCCCTGCCCCCCGACTGAGATAGCGGGAGACATGATCCACGGGCGGGGTTGCCCCTCCTCCCTATAGCATGCGACGAACACCGAAGCGGCGTTAGGATTGGCATGCTTAACAGGACCGCCGCCGATATAAGTGCCTCCGTTCGCCCAAGTCGGGATAGCGGCATCACCGGCACCGTCTTCCACGTAAGACCAAACATTCCCTTTCGTTCCGGGCTGCGTTGACCCATAGGAAGCTTCCGCACCAGGAACGCCCTGATACCGCTTGCCAGCGTAATGGACCATCTGGCCGTTATACTTGAAGTGCATGGATCCCATGAACGAGCAGCATAGGAAGTTTTGAGCGTCTAGGCCCCACTTGTAGTTTCCGCCGAAAGTGTTGACACCTTCGAAAGAACACACGTTTACGTCTGCCTCCGCCCCAGATGAGCCTAGCTGTATGCCAGTATAATTCGCGGATACGGTTATGTTGCGGAAAATGCAGCCACTGGCCTCTCCTTCCACAAAATCGCTGGGAGAGGTCGGGTTGCTGGTGCCGTATACGAATATACCCTGCGACGGAAAATTGGTAACCATAACATCAATAATTTTGACGCGACAGTTCGCACGAATTGCGAAATTACCGTTAGCGGTCTTCGGTTGCGCCGATTGAAGCGAACGGAAATAGATGCCTTGGATCAGTGTGCCATCTGCGCCGTAATGCGTTGGCGTGACAACTTGACCGTTTGTGGTGTTGTATCGGTCAAGAACAAGTCCGCTCTCGGCGCATTCGAATATCGTTGCAGCTTGGCTCCCCTCGACGCCGCCGCCTTCACCGATGATCTGGCACGAACAGGCAATAAGAACGCGAGATGCGAGCTGAAAACGGCCAATACCAACACGAATGCGCGGCGCACTGCGTAGTGAAGGATAAGTGGCCGCATCGCCCTGACCTGAGAAAACCATATACGCCAGTGCAGAGCGGATTGCCGGCGCACTGTCGAACACACCAGGGACAGAAGGTTGCGCGCCGAACTGTTCAATCCACAAATCACGGGGATCACGGCGAAACACGCGTCCAGCGAAATCCCTAAACATGGCCAACGGATAAGCGGCGCGATCAGTTTCTGACAACGTT